AATGCGACAGAAGGAAGAACAAAAGAAAAAGGTTGAACTACAGGAATGTTTGTCTGATATAGATTTCTACAGGGCTATCCTTGACAGAGTGAAACCATTGTCTGACGGATGGTGTGAAGCGTGGAACAGGTTGCAACTTGCGCTATATCACCATGGATTCATAACAGGACTGGAAGAAGGTGATTAAGAGTGGAAATGATAAACAAGCTCACGAAGGATTCCATTCTGGACGAAGAAGTGTTTGACGAGATATTCAGTCAGGAAGACGAGATATGCAAGGCGCGTCTTACGCTGACTCTTCTGGATAGAGCCAAGGAGCTTGGCGTAAAGAAAAAATTCGAAGATTTGCTGAAGGCTTACACAAAAGTACAGAAGCAGATAATCGAAAAAGGGAAAAACAATAGAACAGTGTCTATGCTGGACCAGTGGACTAACTTCTCTGATTGTGAATATGACAGAATGAAGTGTCTTAACTGGGTAGCAGATGATGATGGGATTAGAATATCAAATACTAATCCAGGATCGCCGGATATTATAGCTTGCTATCATCCTATTCTTCCGATTGAACGAATGAAGAATCTGGAGACTGGAGAAGAACAAATAAAGCTAATCTATAAGAGAAACAACAAATGGTCCGAGGTTATAGTACCGAAAACCATGGTTGCATCATCCACTAAAATCGTTGGCTTATCTGCGCTTGGAATTTCAGTAACATCTGAGAATGCGAAGTTTCTTGTGCGGTATCTGTCAGACGTTGAGAATGCAAATGACGATTATATCAACATTCAGTATTCATCAAGCAAAATCGGGTGGATCAGGGATTATTTTCTTCCCTATGACAAGGATATTGTATTCGATGGAGATATGAGGTTCCGACAACTATACGAAAGCATCAGCGTAGGTGGTAGCAGAACAGAATGGTATGAACACGTGAAGAAGGTTCGCGCTACTGGAAGAATAGAGCCGAAAATCATGCTGGCTGCAAGTTTCGCTAGTATTCTAATCAAACTGGTCGGTGCCCTTCCATTTTTCGTAGACCTCTGGGGAGAAACTGAGGGTGGCAAGACTGTGACGCTTATGTTAGGAGCTTCCGTATGGGCAAATCCAGGCGAATCAAGGTACATAGGAGACTTCAAGACAACAGATGTGGCTCTGGAAGCAAAGTCCGATATGCTCAACAATCTTCCACTAATTCTGGATGATACTTCCAAGGTATCTGCCAAGATCAGGGATAACTTCGAGGGTATCGTGTACGACTTGTGCTCTGGCAAAGGAAAGAGCCGTTCTAATAAGGAACTGGGTGTCAACCGGGAGAACCGCTGGCAGAACTGCATTCTGACCAATGGTGAGCGTCCGCTTGCAGGATATGTCAGCCAAGGCGGAGCAATTAACCGAATTATTGAGGTTGAGTGTTCTAAAAAGATATTTGATGATCCACAGCTTACCGCAGATACCCTTAAAAAGAACTACGGATATGCAGGAATCGACTTTGTGAACGCAGTCAAGGAAATGTCCATTGATGATATAAAAGCCCTACAAAAGCACTATCAGGGGCTTATACAGGACGATGACAAAATGCAGAAGCAGAGTATATCTATGAGTATCATTCTGTCAGCAGATAAGATTGCAACAGATCAGCTATTCCATGATGGTCAGTACATTGACATTGAAACTGCAAAGAGTCTCCTGACAGAGAAAGAAATGGTGTCTGAAAATGAACGCGCTTACTGGTTCGTGGTTGACAAGATTGCTATGAACGGAATTAAGTTCGATGATAACCCAGATATCAAAACAGAAAGATGGGGAATTATTGACAATGATCCGGTAGAGAAGACATCAACCGCAATAATTTATAGCGCAGCGTTTGATGATCTGTGCAAAATTGGAAGATTCTCCAGAAAGGCATTCTTGTCATGGGCTGTTAAGAAGGGGCTTGTGGAAACCGACAGCAGAGGTTATCCGACCAAGGCGAAGAAACTGGATGGAATTGTCACTAAATGCGTGTTCTTGAAAATTGTAGACGAAATTCCAAAAGGATTCGTGAATTGCAATGATAATTTTGAGATTACGGACGATATTGTGTTTGATTGATAAACAATTCGTCCAAAAGGTAACCGGGTAACCTAGGTAACCTTTGATTCTGCATATATATATATGAGTATTTATATGTGCATATTGAGTATAAAAGTTTCCCTATATGAGAAAGTCAGGGTTACTCGGTTACTCGGTTACCTACCTGTAAAATCAATGGTTTACACGAATTAGTACGGTTACATCTCGGTTACTGTGGGTTACTTTATATTAAAATAATATAAATAT